TCTCATCGTCTGCGCCTTCGTCGGTTCCGGCGTCTTCATTCGCATTGGTGGATTCTCCGGCGGTGCCGAGTGCTTCGTTGATCGCGTCTAAAACTGTTTCGCCTTGCTTAGCCATGTTGAGTTATATCCTACTGTTGTGGGGGCGGGCCTGACTGCGGGGACGGGGGACCGGCTGCGGGTGAAGCCGTGCCCGGCCCAGGCGGTGCGCCTTGCGGCGGTGCCGGGGGCGCGGGCGCAGGTAAATCGGGTTGAATGAGCATCGCGGCGGCTTCCGGTGAAATTTCGCCTTTCAGGCTTACGCTGACTTGTGGCCGTTGCTGCGGCGGCGGTGCACCAGCGCCGGGGCTGCCCGGTGGCGGCGTCTTTGGAATGAAGCGACTCGCGTCACTCTCATCGCCCAGACGCAACATGGTCTCTTTAATCAGCTCAGTGAGCGCGCCGGCCATCGGCATGTTGCCTTGGGCCAAGGCTTGCTCAATTTGGCCGATCAGCTCGCGTATCAACGGCAGGATCGTAGCCCATGCCTGTTGATCGTGCTGTGCTCGCGGCTTGCCGGTCGAACCCGCCACAATGTCAACTTCAACCAGTGTGAACAGATCGTCGATGCTCATGCCGAACGGCCAGAACGCCTTGGGGCCGGCCATCCGCTGCACTTCGCGCACCGTGAGGCAGCCTAGCGCTTGCTCTGCGGTGTACTGGGCCATATCGGTAAGCATCCATTCGAGAGAGTCCCTATCTGAAGTGGTCCGGGCATTAGTTCCAGACTGCTGAATGTTGGCTTCCGTTGCTGTCTTAGGATTGCCCGGACCGTTGATTGCAGCAGATAGAGCTTCTTGGACGCCACTGATTCTCTCCATGTCACTAAGGATGTAGGTCGGGTCAAAAAGACGTGCGTCTACGCCTTGCACCGGCTTTGGCGCGAAAATGCTTGCCAGCGGCATGTTCGGATCGGCCGGCGTCAGGCCAACATACTCCTGATGCTTCGATTCTGAGAGCTTCCTGGCCTGCTCGTCGTCCATCATCGTAGCGTTGAATAGCACTCCGGGAATCGACCGCTCGCGAGTTATTCGGAAATTCGACCGGGTTGCGGAGTACTCGTCCTGAAGTTTGTACAGGCGCCAGCTCAAACTCTGGGCATGTCGGGAGCCGTCCACTTCGTAGAACGCAAAGTAAAAATACGGGTAGAACCGGATCGTTGGATACGGCGGTGTGAATGGTTGTTTCGCCCATCGGTGCACTCCGTCAACGATCGTGCGTATGTGCTTATCGCGACGGTCCCAAACTTCAACCACGCGCAGAAACGCCGGCTGCTCTGGATCGCTGGTGCTGGTCACGAACGCCTGGGCGCTCTCAGCGGTCAACATACCCTGCGGCAATACGTTGTCTATGTCGCGAGTGGTCAGCTCTTTGGGTGCAGTCTGGTAGTAGAGCTTGGCTTGCTTCAACTCTTCGGACGAAAGATCGGGAAACCGCTCCGCAGCGTCCTGCATGTCAACATACATTTCGTTGCCGTTCCAATCGGCGTCAAGATGGTCTGCGATACAGGTTACATCCGTGGAAATCTGCATGTTCTCTGTTGACACGTAGTCAATAACGAACATTTTGTTAACGGTCAGCTCCAGCTTTTCTTCAAGCTCCTCCATCAGCGCCCGCTTCTCGTCCAGCTCCGCTTCAATGTCTTCTTCGTCGCCTTGCGGGTCCTCCAACAGCTTCTGTTGGGCTTCGAGACGCGCGATGGTCTCGCGCACATCGTTCAACGCGGTCTCAGTTTCGGAGTTGGGCTGTTTCTCCGCGATCATCATGCATTTAAACCACCCTTCGGCGTTGGACATGACAGACCGGACGCCCTTCTTGGCGGCCTTCTTCATCTTGCCCTTACGCCACAGGTGCGAAATCACTATTTCCAACGTGCGGGCGAATTGATCGGCCTGCGCGGTGTCCGATTCGTCAACCTGCGGCGACTTCGACACCGATACGTCCGGGTCGCGTGCGTACAGCAGCGCCACCAGAATATCAATGAAGGCCCCTATCAGGTTGGTGGTGACGGCCCAGGCTAAGTCACTGGTGCCGGCGGCATAGCGGCGATCGATAGCCACTTGCTTGCGGAAATTCTCATCAAACTTGCGTGCGTTGTCGTAAGTGCGCCAGAGCTTCCTGACTTGCCGTTCCTCGTCCGGGTCAGGATCGGTATGCTCCTTCTTGGCGTCTACGCCATGCGGGTCCATGCCCCCATTAGCAGCTTGGCGGGGATCGGTTAGAATCCCCGCCATGCCGCCGGGCGCTGATGTTGAGGCGCCAGAGTTTGCCATGCTAGTGCACGAGCCTCGTTGCTGCGATCAGTACGGCAGCCGCGACGGGCCAGTACTTCTTGGCGAAGGTAACAGCCTTCGACTCCGTGGCCTTGGTCGCCGCGATGACAGCGGCAACCCGCGAGTCAATGAGCTGCAGCAGCAGCGGCGGCGGCGAAACCTGCGGCGGCGGCGGCGGCGCCGTCTGTGCTGCAGTTGATTGTTGGTTGGCTGTGGCTATGCCGATAACTGCACTTACCCGGCTCTGCTCTGCCGCCGTGAGAGCTTCGTTGACTTGGCTCGGTGGAATACTCATACCTGTTGGCTCCTTATGTTGTGTTACTTCAAGAGGGGATCTATTTGCGGCGCGGGGTCTCCTGGGGCTGCGTTGTGGTCAACAAGGGGCAACGGTTTTACAGCCGGAATCAATTCGGTCGTAGCGTGCCGGGCAGCCGCTGCCGCCGCAGCTCGCTGCGCAAGCTCAGACGCAGACAGCCCCCGCGACGGCTTTCGCGGAGGCTGGCCGGGCGTCGATCCGGGCTCGTCTATGTACTGGGGCGGGAAGCCCGGCCGAGAGACTTTCACGGTTGGCCGTTCCACTGCGGTTGCGTGATAACGGTCGTGGTACTGTTGTTCCGGCCGTCCACGGCCTGGAAGCGTCCGCCGCCGGCATGCACCATGGTGGTGGCGAGCGGTAGATTGGCCTGATAGTTGGGCGGCATGCCCGGCGAGATAGCGTTGGCCGTGACAACGGGCAGCCCGGCTTGAAAGTTGACAGGAAAGCCGGGCATTGATACAGATTGCGTCATGGGAAAAACCTCAGTTTGGGTTTGTCGGGCCGCTCATTGTAAGTCAGCCACTTTTCGGTGTACGGTATCAGCATAGGCGTCTCCTTGGCCTGTGGCAACTTTGCGTCCACCATTTGGTCAAGGCCCCGGCCAATCAGCCCGCACACGTCTGCCGCGTCATCCCAGCGGCCAGCGGGGAATTTAACTAAACTCTCTATCACATGCTCCGACCAGCGGCACACGCGCGGATCTGGGAAGTGCACCGCTCCCGCCGAGCACATGGCATGGAACGACTGCAGCTTGATGGCCTTGTCTTCGATCGACGGCAGCGATGTGATGGTGACGTAGGTCCGCTTGCGGCGCATTTCCTTGCGCACGCTGGGGCCAATCGCCTTGTCGATCGTGCCGCCTTCGTTGAACCAGCGGATGGGCTTGTGCATCCGCGCCAATCGGATGAAATGATCGGTTCCAACATCGGTCTCTTTCTGGGCATACCACCAGTCAACGGCCCAAAGGTCGCCGTCAGTGTCCAGGCCCCAAACACCGTGCTCCGTAAAGTCGGGCTCGCGTTTGCCGGCTTGCACTTCCATCGTGGCCCAGTCAGTGGCGCCGTAAATACGCAAGTTGCTGGGCAGCGCATCTAAATTGTCGTATAGCTTGACGATGCTCATAGTATCTGCGCTGCCCAGCTCATGTTAGTCAACATGCGCGTGTTTTACCGGATGCGACCCCCGGTTAATCATAACCGAAGTTGAATCAACTAACGGGCTGTCGGTAGATTCAGGCATTGGGCATCACCTCCTACTGCAAAATGTGAATGAGTTTTGACTTGGCGCAACGCTCGCACTGTTTCCAGGCGATTACTATATCGGGAGCCGAATTTTGAAGAGTCAGTACCTCTTGTTTCGTTTCCCACAAATGTTTGAACCAACATTTCCATGTCCTCATTGCAAACCTCGCGGCAGAAACGGGTTGTAGTACTTGAATTGCTCGCGATTAAAATGGACGCCCGTGAACGGCGCCGGCCGCTGCTGAAAGAGAGCGGCCCAGGTACGAGCGGCGCGCGGGTTGTCGCGCCACGTTGACCAGTGCTCCGGCGTGAACCATTCCGGCCAGAGAAATTCACCCTTCTTGCGGCCCAGAATGTCATCGTCTCGTTCTGCCTCAGCGGCGAAACACAACACTTCCCATACTTGGCCGTCACGGCAGTGAATCAAACCTGATTCGCCATTGTAGTCGGTGGGCAGTATCGAGCCGGCAAGGTCTTCTTCGTGCCACCGGGTTTGAACCAGAATGCAGCTCATCCAGGGTTTGGCGCGAGTCATCACGGTATCGATGTACTCGTTGTACGTCTTCTCGCGGATGGTCGGGGAGTCGGCTTGCTCGCGGTTCGCCACCGGATCGTCAATGATGAAAAGGTCCGCGCGGTTGCCGGTGATGCCGGAGAGCAACCCGCCGGTCATCAGAGAACTACCGTTAGTCAATGACCAGTCGTCAATCGCCCGCTGATCGTCCAACAACTTCGGTTTTTCGTTCCACAGCGCCGTGTAGCGCGGGTCGCGGGCTATCGCGCGCACCCGCCGCGACTGTTTGGCGGCAATGGCCGAGCCGTACGAGCCCAAAATGACTTGCGTGTTCGGTTTGCGCCCCATCGCCCAGGAACTACCCAACACGGAGGCGTAAGTTGACTTGGCGCAGCCCGGCGGGGCAAAGAGCATGAGCCGGCCGCGCTTTGTTTCGATACAGCGCTGAATCGCCTGCATCATCAAGATGTGCAGAAGGGCAACCCTGGTCTCTACCGGGTTGTAGATGATCTGGGACCCCTCAAAGCGATCCTTCAGCCGGCCGGAGTTCGGGATGCCGTCCGGGTTTTCCGCCGTGCGCCCCTTGCGGGTCGTTATGTCTTCTTCGTCGGTAGGCTCCGTGGTCGGTATGCCGGGGATTTCCAGCGACTGGCTGAAATCCACCAGCCCGGCGCGGGCTTTTTTACGCCGTAAGTACTCGGCTGCGGCTTCTTGCTGACTGATGGGCATCCGTCAGTCTAGCAGCGGGTCACGTACCTTTGATATAGAGGGGAATTCAGAAGGGGCTGCCGGCACCATATCCGGGTGCGCCTCCACAACGGCGCGCGGTGTGGCAGCGCCCGCTAAAACTTCCGACAGTAGGGTGACGGGCGTGGCATCAGGGGCGCTTTCGGTGAATTCTCCATCGATCGCGTCGTGCCCCAGGCGTGGCAGCGGCCGGGCGCGCATGATTTCCAACAGCTCGTCATCTTCAGCCGCCGCCAGTAGCTGTAGCTGCAGCTTGGACGGCGGGAGCTGAATGACCGCAGCCAACGGCTTGCCATGGCCGCGATCGAGTAACGAGTCCGCCGCCTTGATCCGGTCTTTGTCCTCAGACAGCGTGTTGTTCATGATCGCGGCGAGGGTTGCGATGGCCTGCTCAGTGTGGCTGCGGGCCAGTTGGTCAGCGCGCTTCATACTGCGGCCACATCCGGCGGGAATTTGCACGGCATACAGCGGGTATAGCCGTGGACGCAGGTTACTCTAGGCGGCGTCGGATCTGTCGGCTCCAGCTCATTCAACACTATTTTGAACTCTT